CTAGAGCGGAAGCGGAGGGATTGTTTAACCGCATAAGACCCTGATGGAGCCGCTGTCTTGCTTGCACTAAACATACTTAGAAGCTCTGTCCGAAGATTGCACCGTACCAGTTCGTACCGTCTGAGTAGAAATTGAAAATGTCTTTCTTACTTGCAGTCGTAGTGACCGTTGGAGTTGTTCCGCCAGCCCAGGCAACAGTTGACCAGCTAACCGTGTAACTGCCAGAGCCAGTGTAGAGAATCAACGTAAAGGATTTGCCAGCAGCAGCCGTTGGCATCGTAATCGTCGGAGATCCTGTCAACGTAATGTACTGTTGCGTACCGTTGGCGAGACTCAGAGTGATCGCAGTGCTGGAGTTTGCCGTATAGGACGTTTCAGTGTAGTTAGTGAAGGTCGGATTGGTCGCAAAAACTAAAGCACCAGAGCCAGTTTCATCAGTCACTGCCGCAGCCAAGTTTGCACTGCTTGGAGTGGCTAAGAATGTTGCTACATTAGATCCAAGACCAGATACACCAGTAGAAATCGGAAGGCCAGTACAAGATGTTAGCGTTCCAGATGACGGAGTACCCAAAGCACCGCCATTTATTACCGGAGCGCCAGCAGTTCCTACATTGACAGCCAGTGCTGTTGCTATGCCAGTGCCAAGACCTGATACACCAGTGCTGATTGGCAATCCTGTGCAACTACTCAAGGTTCCGCTGGTTGGGGTACCTAGAATTGGCGTTACAAATGTCGGAGAAGTTGCAAGCGCTACAACAGTGCCTGACCCAGTAGTGCTGTAGCTAGTTCCCCAAGCTGATCCAGTGCTATTTGGAATGCCAGCGCCGGGATAAACCATTGAAGCTAAATTGCCAGCAACAGAGACAGTCCAAGAAGCATACGTTCCTGATCCGCCAGTGTTGTCTACATCAACTACAAGCGTGGTTCCAGAGAAGGCCGTGATAACACCTTCCATGTAATTTGCTGGCGTAACGCTGTAAGCTAATCGAACTCTAGTGCCAACCGTGAATGCAGTGGCTGTTGAGTCAAGATTAGTTGTAAAAGTCTTTGATCCAGTGCCAATTAGCGTTGACGTAGAGCTAGTTAGGCCATAGTAACCTACGCCGATCTGCGCTTGCTGACATGCAGTAACGATAACGCCTGGCGATACTGGCGTAGTTGGCGTTGTTCCTGCGGGAATGGTCTCAATATAGACCTGAGTGCTTTCCGGTTGCCACATGATTTCAAAGAAATCGTTAGCAGCAGCAGTAAAGACGAAATTTACAGCCGCGATTAGCTGTCCAGCAACACCGCCATGTGATCCAACTACAGCATATTGGCTGTTTGAGTCTGCAACGTCACCAGTTACACCGCTGTCATTCTTTCTGAGCCATACATTGACGTTGTGAATGGATGAATCAGTGTTTGTAAACTGAATTGAATACTGAAAGTTGTATACACCAGCATTTGCAAACGTAACGCGCGTCGGATTGCCTGATCCATCATTAACAATGCTAACGCCATTGGCTTCAAACGTGCTATTGATCTTAATCGGATACGCAGTAGTGGTATTTGCAGCAACCTGAGTTGCATTGGTATCGTAAAAAGATCCGTAATAGCCCGGAGAACCGACAATTGACGTAGTGGCGTTAGCGTTAAGCACACCACCAGAGAACGTCATGGTGGAGCCGATAGAGACATTACTGAATCCGCCAGCACCATTACCGTAGAGAACTGAGCTACCGGATGTAGCTGGCGCGTAATCTGTGCCTGAGACAGCCGCAGAAACAGCCGTACCATTGCCTTTGAGCAACCCAGTAACAGTCGTAGAAAGCGTAATCGCTGGAGTTGAACCGGGATCAGCTACAGTGCCAGCAAAACCATTTGCAGTGACAACAGAGACAGACGTTACAGATCCACCACCGGAAACACTAGCAAGAGTGCCACCAGTAAATGACAGACCAGAACCAACAGTAACATTAGAGAAGCCACCAGCACCGTTACCGTACAAAATACTAGTGCCGCTAGTAGCTGGCGCATAATCAGTTCCAGCCACTGCCGCAGTGAATGCGCTTGTGCCATTGCCTTTTACCAGCCCAGTAAGTGTAGTTACACCAGTACCGCCGCGACCTACAGTCAATGTCCCAGTTGTGCCAGCAACAATAGGCAAATCAGAGCAATTAGTGAGCGTACCTGACGTTGGCGTACCAAGAATCGGAGTAATAAGCGTTGGCGTATTTGCAAACACCAGTGCGCCAGATCCTGTTTCATCCGATACAGCAGATGCAAGGTTTGCGCTTGTTGGCGTAGCAAGAAAAGTTGCAACACCCGATCCAAGACCAGAAATACCAGTGCTAACTGGCAAACCTGTGCAATTAGTCAAAGTTCCTGAGCTTGGCGTACCAAGAGCGCCACCAGGCACAAGGTAATCCGTTCCAGCAATTGCATTAGAGAACAATCCAGCAGTTGCTTTCTGAAGACCTGATGCACTAGTGAGTGTCAACGTGCTAAAAGCACCAGTACCAGGCGTTACAGAACCGATAGCGCCGGGACTAGGTAGAACTGCTTGGACAATCTGATTAAGCGTTGCTTTCTGAGTTACACCAGAATGAACAATAGGCGCGACATCCGCCGCTGGAGAAAATGCACTTGCGGCTGGAAGCTGAGAGATTTTGACGTTTGACATCGCTAACCTACTATCGGTAAGGAGTGGGCATTACACCCAGAAATAACTAATCAGACTTTGGTTTGCGCCCTCTTCTTGGCGTTTCACTAATTTCTTCCAATTCTACTACATTCAGATACTTTTCGTACCATTCAGCACTGGTTATGTAACCAAGCGCTTGCAATTCTTTGAGATGTAATTCATCAGTTGCAATCTTGATGTCATTGTAGTCTTCAAGATGCACTGCACATGGAAAATCAATCATTCTTTACTCCTAATAAGAAAAGAGGGGCCGAAGCCCCTCCGTTCCAACCTTTTTACGGGTTTGTTCCAGCAACGATACCGACGTTATTGAACTTCGTAACACCGAAGTCAGACTGTACCGGATAAGACCTAGCAACATATACCAGATAGGTATCAGCCGCAGGCGTTGCAGATGAGCCAGAGTTGCTATACACAACAGACAGCGTGTTAGCTGCTGAAACGTAAGCACTGACAATCGCAATACCTGAGCCAGGCGTTACTGAGGGGTTGACAGACACAAAGTCACCAACAGCAATGCCAGAAACCGTGAAGGTCTGAGTGGTAATACCAGCCGCAGCAGCGGAAGGAGTTACAGCAACAGACAGTACGGCCTGACCGCGTTGAATGCTTGGAGTGACGATATTAGGACCAGGATTAGACATAGTAACCTCCTATTAACCAGTTACGCGGGTAGCGAGTTCGGGATAGACGGTTGACCAGCCGTAGAGAACGTCAAGACGGCAAGGCAGCTGATCGCTGTTAATGTCGTACTGACGAACAAGACGGATGCTCACGCCATCTGCTGATGCGCGACCGGCCATGTCAACACCCTGCGGCAGAATAAGATCAGCCGTACCAAATGCAAATGCGTCCTTATGGAATGCAAGAGCGTTCGGATAAGAAGATCCGTTAGAGCCAGAGATGACAGTAGCGTTGCCGCTGGGGATAGACCCAGTAGTGCTAGTTACGTTCTGGAACTGGCCAGAGAATACCGGAGTCGGGAACACAGAAAGGGTCTGTGAAGAACCAGTGCCGGTAACGCCAGCAGTAAGAACGAAGTTACGCAGTGCGCCAGTAGACTGACGGTTCTGCGGGTTTACTGCATATACACCAGGAATAGTGAAAACAGTACCAGCAGTCAGTGTCTTGCCGTTGCTAATGGTTGCAGTCAAAGAGAATGCAGTCTGTGCATTGGTCTGGACTGAGCCACCAGCCTGTGCAGCGACAGCGAGAGTGTCAGTGCCAACAACAAACGTACCGGAGGTGAAGTTACCTACGTTCTGGTCCATTGCGAAGTTGAAACCGAGAGTAGAGTCACCGAGCGCACCCTTTTCAAAGATGCGAGAGATAACACCCTGCGGATTAAACAGGTTAGTAAGACCAGAAACGATGCCAACTTCCACAGTCGGATCGACAACAAAGTGACGCTCTTCGTCAACCGGAGCGGCTTCCTGATTAAGACGTGCGCGAGCAGCAAGAATAGCTGCCGTAGACTGTGCCTGAGTCGGAGTGCCGGTCAGCTGACCAGGAGTACCGACAAGGTTGTAAACATTAAGGAACTGCTGAAGACCGTCATAGTCGATCTTATTCGCAACAGCCGCAACA